CGGATGTGGATCCAAGTACAACCCCAAAAGAGGTCGAGTTTGTCCGTCCTGCCAAACAAAAGGACAAACAACATGTCTTGAATGTAGTGTACCGATCAAAAAACCTGCCAATACAAAAAATTGGAGAGGTTTATGCAATCGCTGTTACAAAGGTGATGAATACATTCCGAAGAAAGATAAAGAAAGAAGTAAAAAATCACCTACGAGGAGAGAAAAAAGAGACAAATCCATTAAAAGATCACGTGATGAATTTGTACCACAACATATCAATTTTCAACCAAACGTTAATGTTGGCGTAGCTGGAAACGTAAATATTCCAGACGCTCCTCCCCCACCTCAAATAAATAACAATCCTAATCGCCCACCAATTAATGCCGTTGAGATCGACAACGAAGAGCCGGACGAGGAATCCACAGAAGAGGATGATTATTTAGATGAGGAGGAAGAATTTGAGTATACTACCACTAAACATTTTATGTGGTTTTTTGAATACAAAGTAAAAAGAAAAGGAATTTTACCAAAAAAACTACTCAAATTGGTCATACCATATCAAAATACTGTGAATACGATGACATATAGGCAATTTGAATTGTTGTTAAAATCAGACCCTAAAATATCTGACTATATGACGAAATATTCACTTAGATTTGGTCTAAGTCAATGGCAAAAACTCCTAGAACAATATAGGAATTTTTTCTTCTGTTACAAACAGAGACAAGCAGAATATATGTTGCGTCTCAACAGAGGAAATGCGAACGTTTTTGAAACTCAAAGGAATATCTATAGCACACACACTAAACCACCAATTTTCAATCCTTGGGTGCGTGATGCTGTTAAAACAGGTGTTTATGTTGGGGTTTCTCTCTTTGCATTTTTCTATTTTAGGAATAAAGTTCGCAAAATATCGGAAGCCCATCTGGAAGGTGCATATTATATGCATTTACCCGGTCTAGAGGGTATGTATTACATGCATACGACCACTCCGACAGTGCCACACACGCTAATTCATAGTTTCCCAAACTTTTCGAGGTACCTCGAAGAGATTATAAAAACTGTGCCATACGGATATAAACTAGTAGCATATCTAGAATATTTAAAGTATGGACATTGGGGAACTTATAATTGGCACAAACAAAGTTCAACTTGGAATTTTTTCGATAGACTAAGAAAGCATAAAAATAAACAATACAGACCAGAAAAAAGAGGCGTTTTATATTTGGCTTATAGTTCATACGTACATACAGGTAATCCACCTCAGTATGAACCTATCGTAGAAGAATTTCATGCACCATATTTGCCTGCTAGAAAATTACCAATTCCAAAAGGTAGTCAAACCAATAAACCATATCAAGTTTTGACTCCTCTAAACGCAGACGATGATGAAAATTATGAAGGTATATATCCTATGATGTACTGTGTTAATGCAATGGTACGTCCAGCAGCTACATGGGATAACCAATGTGCTACTATTTTAGAAAGAATAACTTTACATCAAAATTCTAAATTTAAGAAAGTCACACATAAATTTCATCTCTTGGATATAGCAAAAGATATGCCGATATCGCATATAGACAATCCAGATTGGTACCAAAATTTAACAAAGATACAAAAAGATAACATTAAGAAAACGATCGAAAAACACGAAAATGGAATAACGGAATCAGTTATAAATTGTCAGATAAAAAACGATGAAATAATCAATGGACTCAATAAATCGGTTGCTAGATTTATCTGTAATCTTTCCGGCGAAGATTTTTATTTGCAGGGAAAATTAACTTCAGAAATTTCACATTGGTTATCTCAGTATTGGGGTCCACACGCAAACAACGGTTTATCTTACAATGGTTTCAATAACAAAATTTATTTTACATGTGGAGCGACTTCATCATCACTTGACGCTTTTGTCAATCATTTATTGGACAACGGTTTAACTGGGCAACTAGTTATGGGTGATGACACATGGATGTTAAAGAACGACGGACCAAATATGTACATAATTGAAAACGATTTTTCTAGATATGATAGGACCCATCATAAAGGTTTGCGAGACATTTTTTCAAAAGTTTTAAACAATAATGGCTATGGCGAACTAGTATATCTTAGAGACAATATGTACAAAAAAGATCTAAACATGAAAAGTAAGACGAAGAAAGGACATGGTAAACTTCCTAACTGTAATTATATTTATGGGAAGAAAACTAGGGTCGATCAACTTATGACTGGCGAACCAGGCACATGTTTAGTCAATTCGTTCACAAACGCGTTAACGGCTACTTATATATTTAACGAACCAATTTATGACGTAATTAAATATAAGTTAGACGCAGTAGAAACGTTTGATGAGTGCGGTTTGATATGTAGGGACATGGCGATACATACTACTATATCAGCTGCATCTTTTCTCAAAGGAGCTTTCCTTTTGGGAAATGACGAGAAATATCATTGGGTAAGATTACCATCGTTTTTATCTAAATTTGGAAAAGTTTTGAAACCACACAACATAATAATGAAGAATGCAAAGAATCCCAATGATAGAGCTAGAAAGTTGTTGAAAGCGCAATGGCTTGGATACGGTGATATGAAAACTAATTGGTTCTACCGTGCTCTGGATGCAGAGATTGTTAGAATTTGCCACGATATCAAGACTGAAAAGGAATGTCTTGAATTTTGGCAAATCGAGCAAGATCTGGTCGACATACCTTATGACATATGGAATGATTTTGTCTTCCAAAGATATGGTTTAAATGTTGATGACATGGAGCAATTTATATCCATCCTAAAATCAATAGATCCCATCATGCTCCCATGCATTTATTATGCCCCAATGATAGATGCATTAGTGGAGAGGGACTATTAAATCCCCAAATGTCAAAATGATAGTTGCTGACATTAAACTTGCTATTAGGACGGTAACCTTAGGTAACAAAATAACCCGTTAGAGTTTTTCGATAAAGCCACTGTCC